GTTACGGCTGACTGTCAGCTTTTTGGCTTCAAGATCAACATCCTCCCACGCCAGCGCGCATATCTCGCCATGGCGTAACCCCGTCAGGATGGCAAGTGACCACATATTTGCCGTCTGTCGTGTAGAGCATGCGGCGATGAGGGGAGGGTACTCCTCGCGCGTAATCGGATCCGGACGCTTATTCGACTTCTTCAGAGGCCTGATGCCGGTCATTGGGTTTGCCTCTATATAGCCGTTGCCATGAGCAAATGCGAAGATCGCCTTCAGGTCTGCCATGCTGGAGTTAACCGTGGCCGCCGTCCTGCCTTTCTTTTCTATATTCATCTTCCTGCCGGTAAAGTAACTGCCATTCAGAAGCTCAATACGGAGATTGAGGATATCTTTCTGCATGACTGACCGGATAACGCCGATCACTTCTGGCAGACCAATATCCTCAGCCCTGCAAAACTCCGCGCCAAGTGGGACACACTCCGTGCGCAGATGAGCCAGCCAGGGCGTAACCGGCAGTCAGTGCCTCAGCAACCCGCTCAGCACTGGAACAGCCGCGAAGCCTGGGAGAATGAATTCCTATGAGAAATCTCGTATCAGCAATTCAGAACCGTGATGCAGGCGCACTGGCTCGCATTGCAGGTGATGGGCCGCGCCCGGTTGAGCGTGGAGTGCATGAAGACGTTGAGCGCCTGGTAGACGCTCTGTTTTCGAACCTGAAGCAGGTATTCCCGGCTTCAGTCAGCACAGCGTGGCGTAACCCGAACGACGAAGCAGCAGCGAAGCGGCAGTGGATAGTTGCGTTTGCAGAGAACGGGATTCACAACAAGCAGCAGCTGTCCGCAGGAATGAAACTGGCCCGCGCCAGTGGTTCGCCGTTCCTGCCATCGCCCGGCCAGTTTATCGAGTGGTGCAAGCAGGGTGAACATCGCGCCGCTGGCCTGCCATCAGACGAAGAACTGTGCGATATGTTCCGCCTGTACTGCCGGGACCGTGGCATGTACGACAGCAGCGAAGAGTTTCCCTGGGAAAGCCCGGCCTGTTTCCACATGGTGACAGCGGTATATAACCAGATGCGATCCTTCAACCTGACGGATTCTGAATGCCGCAAACGCCTGGGCGATGAGCTGCGCAAGATGTCCCGCCGCATTGAAGCTGGCGAAATCATCCCGCCGCCGCGCAAACAGATTCCTCAACTTCACATTCCGACCGGTAACGAAAAGGCATTGGACCACCTCGCCGACATTCGCCGCCGCTTTGGCCTGAAAGTTGGCCGTCATGACTGAGGTGAACCGCATACGCTTTGAGCGACTGTATCGCAGCGTTCACGGTGATAAGCACAACCTGACCCGATCACATCTTGGCTATCAGGATGCTGTGGTAGACCGGGCGTTTTTCTTCTGGCTTGAGGGCAGGGAGAGCGCAGCATGACACAGGTAACTCAACTGGTACTCACTCAGCCGCTGATGCTTCAGGCGCGCAATCTGCAGCTGGCGATCATCAACCTGGCTAAGAAGCGCGACCTGAAGCCGCAGCAATTCCGGGCACACCTGAACGCTATCGACATGCTGGCACGTGAAGCACACGACCTGATTGTCGATGCTGAGTCCGAGCAGCAGTTGGATCATAAAATCGGACGCAGCATGAGTAATTATCAGGGAAGTGTAATATCCACTCATGCCTGCTCTATAATAATTCAACTTACAAAGAGCAGGGATCTTTTCAAACAATCTCCACAAGCAATTTCAATCTGAGGTTTTAGCAATCAATAACAGAAAGGATGATAGAGTGAAGTTATCTTTTATTAAATCTTGTTTTATCATATTAAAGATCTCTTCGCGTGAGTGGAATTTACAGTCCATGATCCCTTCATTTATTTGTAGGGATAGGTGGCTTATATCATCTATTTCACAAAGGATTGCTTGGATGTTATCTGAGATTAATCCTGAGTCGGTCAATAGCTGCCCAAGTAAATAACTGTTAGAAGATTCTAAATTCAGTTCCTCTTTTAGTTCTCTTTCGCCGCCAGTTAAATGGGTTTCACCAAACTCAAGAAATCCGCGGGGAAATTCATATAAAACCTCACCACTTCTAGAGTGTTGAATGATTGCATATTTATTTTTGAAGGAGGGGATTATTACAACACCACCATTTTTTTGATGCAGCTTAAGGTACTTCAGTTTATCAACTGAAACTGATAGCATATTGTTTTCGAAAATAACCTTATTCAAAATTGACAATCCAGGTTGGTTGGTTAGCAGAGCGGCGTATAATCTTGCGTGTATTATAGAGATAGTATAAGACATACGTACAATAGACCAATACCTTGACAGAAGCGGTCAAAAATTCATTGTTAACCTTAAGTAGTGAAAAAATCTCTTTGACAAGTATAGCAGTCGGGAATCCTGAGATTAAAATCATACAAAATATGACTCTATTTTCAATGCCTTTTAGCATCCCCTGAAAATCCATATTGCTATATTTTTGGTTCTGTTTCTCAAAGAAGTCTTTGATGCTTTGATTAACATCAGCAAAATCAAGCTTATCCCTTGCAAGTATTTTGTTAAGTGCTAGAGCTGAGTCGGTGTATTGCATTTGCCAAGAACGCAACCCAGAGAGGGTTCTTATTGTCATTCCTCCAATCATACATATGACTAAATTTAAAAATATTGCTGAATATTGGCTAGATATCATTTTGCTGAATGATGTATATGAACCTATGTAAAACGACAAGATAACAAGATAGAAAGCGATGGTTTGATCTCTTTTAGAAGACTGCTCTTTTATGTGTTCATTACATCTTTCATAAACTGACATCAGAAAATCTTTTGATACTGACATTGGAGCTCCTGAAATGTATTTTAAAATGATTTTTTATAATATTATTGGTTGTATAGCGCAACGCTTAAATGTTTTTCGTAACCTTAAGTTAGGCAGCTGCCGATCATACCAGTAATGCTATGGAGATACCAAAAGAGGGCATCAGACTTCATAAGTCAAACTTCAGAGCCATCGGGCAACAGGTTCAATCCCTACTCGAGTCCGGCGACTGTTACCGGTTAATCCTCAAGCCGTGGAAAGAAAAGCGAAGCCTCAATCAGAACTCCCTCTCCCATATGTGGTACGGCGAAATCAGCGAATACCTGATTAAGTCCGGGCGCACTGACGCCACGGCAGAATGGGTAAAGCGGAATCTCAAGAAAACCTATTTGGGCTGTGAGCAGGTCGAATACACCGACTTTGTTACAGGCCAGAAGGTCAGCACATGGGAACCCCGGCACACTTCCAGTCTTGACACAGGCGAGATGCATTTCTTCCTGAATCAGGTTGAGCGATGGTGCGCGCAGTTTGGCCTGGCGCTGACTATCCCCGCTGACTCCGAGTACCAGAAACTGAAGGACAAACAAGATGAGTAAATTAACCACTGCGATTCTGGACGTGCTTTCAGATGGCGAATGGCACACCTCAAAAGAAATAACTGACCGTGCCTGTGCAATGGCTTCAGCGAAGCGCAATAACGTTGCCGTCGCTCTGCACGAAATGACCGAAAGCAACAAGATTAAGCGTCAGCAGTTCGGCAGCACTGACCACGACTACCAGTACCGCATGGGAACGGTCAGCGTTGGATTTGGCAGGAGCTACAACATGGAGATGCTGGATAGCCTGCTTTCAACGGTGACGGAGCGGCCTGCATCGAGCTGGACCCAAACAGCCATGCGGTAAACATCGTCGCGCCGGGTGGACTGAACGTGACAACCCCTCTGGCTAAGTTCAGCCAGGCGGTAACGATAATGGGACTTCTGACGTGGATGGGTGGGATGGTGGGTAGCCTTGCGACGGGTACTGCTGCAAAAATCACCGGGGCCATAGAATTCATCGGCAGCCTGAAGTCCAACGGCAAAGACATCAGCGACCAGCATACGCATAACGGCGTGCAGTCTGGCTCTGGTAACTCTGGCAGGGTGAACTGATGCGATACAGACGCGAAGATGAAACCGGTGATTACACCTTCGGTAAAGGTGATGACACCTGGCTGATTAACTCACCTGAGTGCGTTGCTCAGGCGATAAAGACGCGGTTCCTCCTATGGTACGGTCAGTGGTTCCTCGACACGACAGAAGGCACACCATGGGTTCAGTCAGTGCTCGGAAAGCAGAAACCTGAAACCTATAACCTGGCTATTCGCAAACGGATACTAGAGACACCCGGTGTGAACTCTATTAAGTCATTCGATACCAACCTCAATACCTCCTCCCGGCGTGTGATTTTCACCGCAACCATCGACACTATCTACGGAATGACGACCGTCACAAGCGAGGCATAATGGCTCTCAATCTCGATACGCTGGGGCTCTCCGCTACGGTGACCGCCTCAGGGATAAGTGCGCCTGATTACCAGACAATCCTGAGCACTATCACTGAATACTTTCAACAGATTTACGGCACCGATGCTTACCTGGAACCAGACAGTAAGGACGGTCAGATGGTTGCACTAGTGGCGCTGGCTGTGCATGACGCCAACAACACGGCAATCCGTGTCTATAGCTCATTCTCACCATCTTCAGGCATGACTGACGCCCTGACGCGTAACGTCAAAATTAACGGCATCACTCGTAAGGCGGCGACCAACTCGACAGTAGACCTGACGCTTACTGGCACAGCGGGAGTGACGATCACAAATGGTTCGGTAAAAGACGCTAATGGTGTCACATGGAATCTGCCGGCCAGCGTTACGATCGGGGTGGGCGGGTCGGTAACAGTGACGGCTTCCTGCGCTAATCCAGGGGCAGTAGCGGCAGTCGCCGGAAGCGTGACGAAAATAAATACTCCTACGCGTGGATGGACGGCAGTGACAAACGCTAACGCTGCAACCATAGGTGCTGCAGCTGAAACGGATGCTCAGTTGCGGATTCGGCAGGCACAAAGTGTCGCCATTCCTGCACTCACACCTTTTGAAGCTGTGGATGGTGCGATTGCTAACGTTACAGGCGTAACCCGTCACAAACTATACGAAAATGACTCTGGTTCGGTGGACGGTAATGGTTTGCCAGCGCATTCAATTGCAGCCATTGTTGATGGTGGAGATGTAACGGCTATCGCTCAGGTTATTCGCGGCAAGAAAGGTCAGGGCGTCAGCACATACGGATCGACTACAGTCACTGTTCCAGACAAATACGAAAACCCACATGCCATAAGCTTTTCTCGCCCGGTGAATGTACCAATTTATGTTGCCATCACTTTGAAGGTCTTCAACGGCTATACCACGCAGATTGGTGAGCAGATTAAGCAGGCTATCGCGGACTACATCAACAACCTCACGATCGGCGATGATGTGCTTCTCAGTCGTCTGTATTCGCCAGCAAACCTCGGCGTAGTTAGTGGCGGCAACGCCAAATATTATGACATCAATGCCATGACCATAGGGCGCTCTACTGGAACGCTGGCGGCATCAAATATTGTTATCGCATTCAATGAGTCGGCTTCATGTAGTGCAGCCAACATCGTGATTACGGTGACGCCATGAGCAAATACACCGACAGGATAACTAATTACCACAGAGGTAAACCTCTATTCATCCAGCACATTGATCTTTCGACGCAGCCTCTTACTGATGCATCTCTGACCCTTGAAAGCCTACTCACAGCCTTTGATATTGACTCCGCAGTCGGTGTGCAGCTGGATGTGCTGGGGGAGTGGATCGGGCGAACCAGAATCGTCAGCCAGCCAATCAGTGGAGTTTATTTTTCCTTTGATACCGATGGGCTCGGATGGGATCAGGGCGTTTGGCAGGGTCCTTATGACCCTGACTCAGGGTTTACCAGCTTAAGCGACGATACATACCGAGTCGTTTTGAAAGCAAAAATAGCTATCAATAATTGGGATGGGCAGAACGATAGCCTTCCTCAAATTCTAGAAACTGCTCTTGAAGGGTCAGGCCTGAAAATGCAGATCGTCGATAACCAGAACATGACGATTTCGGTATGGGTTTTCCCTCAGACGGATATCTCACTGGTGTCACAAGAGCTTATTGCTGCAATTAAACAAGGATACCTGACGGTAAATGCTGCAGGCGTATGGGCTGGGGATATTCAGACACCTTCCATACTGACACCATCTGTCGGAACGAAATTCTTCGGATTCGACATGGATAATGACTTTATAGCCGGATTTGATGATGGCGCATGGGGAGTAAATCTTTAATGGCAACAAATAACTTCAAACCGTTTGCAACTGGAAGCAGCGCTAACGTCACTACTCAGTCAGATTATGAAGCCCTCGCTGCATTGCTGAGTGGTTTCCAGTCAGGCAAAGCCAGCTCAGCCCAGATAAATAAAGCTCTACGCCAGGGAACAGTGATGTCCGCCATGCTGGGCGCATTTTTAAATGACAGGGGGCTGGACGCCAAAGATGATGGAAACATCAACGCGCTGATGAACAACTTTAAATCGGCGCTGATAAGTCTTTCTGATACAAAATATCTGGCAACGGCAAACAGGCTAATTGAATTTCTTAATGCCGGAAGTCAGGCTCAAGCTGATGCGCGCTTCAATATTGGGTGTGGAAGCGCCGCAGCAAGAGCTGTTGGCACCGCATCAGGGAACATCCCTGACATGTCCAGCTTCGCAAGCCAGCAAACGTCCAGCGGTTACCAGCAGCTACCTGGCGGGTTCGTTTTACAATGGATCAACACAACCGCGCCTGACGGAGTTACGAGTGGTTCGGTAGCCTTACCGATCGCATTTAACAACCAAACGCTGGTTGCGTTTGTGTGCGACTCAATAACCACCGGATCACCAAGCAACGTCAACCTCGCATGGAGCATTAACGCCACTACAAAAAGCTCAATATCATGGGTTTCAACAGCTACTGGCGTAGGTGCATTTACAGTATTGGCAATAGGCAGGTAATTCATGACTAAATATTATTCGGCTTCGACAAACGGTTTTTATTTCGAAGAGATGAACGGAGATGCTATTCCGGAAGATTCAGTTGAAATTACCGATGAGCAATGGGGAGCGCTGCTTGATGGGCGATCCCAGGGTAAGCTAATTACGTCAGACAAAAAGGGTCGCCCAATTTTGCAGGACTACCCTGCGCCGACATCCAAACAACTGATTGAAATGGCTGAAGCAGAAAAACAAAACTTCTCGCCATCGCCACAGTGGCTATCAATCCTTTGCAGGATGCAGCGGACCTGGAGATTGCAACGGACGAAGAGACGGTAAGCCTTAAAGCATGGAAGACTTACCGCGTAATGGTCAATCGTGTTGACACATCAAAAGTACCCAATATTGACTGGCCTAAGACTCCTGATTAATCACCGACCTCCTGACTTTATCTCTGAGTTTTCTTACGTTGTCATCAACTAAGTAAACACATATTAGAGATATTGCGATCGATGCGACGTAGCCAATAACAAATATTTCCCATCCTCGGTTTTCGTTTTTGAACCCTACGATATACCAAGCAATATACCCGCCAAAATACTGACACAGGAAAACCGGGTATGAAAGGTCACCCATTAATCGGGCGATCTTACCCGGCTTTCCTTGCGGATTTAAATCGCATAATACAACCACTATAAGCATAGATGTTATGTTGTTGACATAATAGTAAAAAGGATGCCACGAACCATCCTGGTCGAAAGTGAAAAGGGCCCAGTTACCAAAGAAAACGAGTATGGATGCAGACAGAAAAATCCATTGATTGCGCTTAAGAGCGACCATAACATCGCTCATGCTCTTAACTCTCATGTAAATGAAGAATCCGAGTGAGCCCATACTGAAAGGCAGGATTGCTGACATAAATGGGAAATAAGCAAGCGCAGGCTCTCCGGTGCTACGATATACAAATATGTGATAAGCAATTGACGCCGCGATACTGAATAGAGTAAGCGCTATATTTCTTGCTATAAATAACCATAGCAGGAAGTAACATACCAACTCCACCGCAACAGACCAGCTAGAAGTTATTACTCTGAACCTATATCCATTCTCAAAAAACGGATATGCGTTAGTGAAAGCACCGAATGTATTGGGTACGGCATAGTCAGATAAAAAAGCCCAAGGGAATATCAGAGCATTGCCAAGCCAATCTAACGGAAGAAAGTTTCTCGACCAGGAAGGGTGAAAATTCTCTGTATTGGGCATCGCGTAAATTATAATCACCCCAACGACAATGAAAAAAAAGTACGTAGGGTACAACCTAAGAAACCTATTTACGGAGAAACCAATAATATTGAAATTGTATGTTTTGTTAAGTATCAATGTGATAAGGAATCCACTGATAACATAAAAGAAATTTACTGCAAATTGCCCAAGAAACGGCAAC